GCAATTGAACTTGTGCTGGTAGTTAGAGAGGCAGCGTGACCAGCGGTGACACGGTCAAGTGACTCGATATCATTACCTGCTGGGTTGTCAGCGTCTCTAAGTAGCATTTTGTTAATCATCTCTGCGTGGTGCTTACCCATTTCTTCTTTCAATACTGAGCGAATGTCACCTAGACCGTCATCCTTGTCGTTAAGGAAGATTGCTACTTCAGACATGTCGAATGAGTGAGCAACGGTTTTTGGCTTTGCTGCAACATTTTGGAAAGTTGGCTTTTGAGTTTCAGGTAGAGTACCGTTCTCTGCAATTCCACCGCCAACGGTAGCAGAAGGCTTAGCGGTTACTACACGCCATCCACTTCTGTCCCATGGCTTCTTAGGTAGGATAGAGAAAGCGTTGAACTCTTGGTTCAACTGACTCCATACTTTTCTACCGTAGATTGCTTGGTATGTTCCTGCTGTTGTGCTCAATAGAGGAGCATCTGCTTTCAATAGTTCTGAACCTGTGTAGGAATATCCCATGCTTTGTCCAGCACCGTAGTAGTAGCGCTCCATATCATTTACTGTTCTCATATAATTTCTTGCCATTCATATTCCTCCTTAGTTGGTAAATACACTCCCTGCGAGTCGGTGAACTTCATCCCAACTCATGCTTCCAAGTGCCTCAGTAGATGGGATTTCTACATTAGCCATATCACTGCTCTTACGAATTGTTGATTCTGGAGCAGCGCTTGAAATGTTATCGATTCTGTTGCTCAAGTCAGACAGAGCCTTTTCGATGTTAGCAAGAGGTGTTCTTGCGTCAAAGGAAGCGGCTTCTCTTGCTTGTGCTTCTTGAGTAAGTTCTTTGTTTAGTCTGTCAGCGAATACGCCGCTTAGGTTGTTCTTGAATTGTTCTTCAAGAGCCGCTGCTTTGTAGACTTCGTAGGCTGCTTCTACATCAGTAGGAGAAACTGTACTTGGGTGCAAGTATCCTTTTGCTACTTTTCCACCGCCACCGGAGTTAATTTTACCGACTGCGTTAGTAGAAGGAGAGCCACCTTCTTGGGCTCGACCCTTTACTTGTCCAGCGAAGTAATCAGCACCGTCACCAATTTGTTCTGGTGTGCTACCTAGATTAGCCTTAGAGATTCCGTCAAAGTGGTTTCTTGCACCGCTAATGTCGACACCTTGTGATTTTAGAGTGTTTTCCATCCAGTTCAAGTATTCACTAGAAATGACATCGGAATATTCTCCTTTTGCCATGTCTTCTTTGTGCTCAGCACCGTACATCTTTTCTTCTTCGTCTTTATCGGCCATTTCTTTCGCCTCGTCTTTTTCGTCTTTATCGTCTTTATTGCCTTCCATGTGTTCTTTAAGACCTGCTGGCATTTCACCCTTCTCCATTGCGTCTAGGCGGCCATTCAGTCTATCCAACACACTTGACAATTCTGTCATTGCATCTGTTTCTGTCATATCAATATCCTCCTTCAATATACGGAATGTCGCCTCCGGGTTAATACCTTTTTCACAAATGGTGACCTCATGTAGTTCCAGTTTGGAGATTTCTGTATAGTCACCATGTTGTTGGTCACTCTTTCGCATTCTCTTGAATGCTTGTCCTCCAATACTGAAACCTCTAAGGGCTCCTTTGCGAATCTCTTTGGCAACTTCTCTTGCCTTTTCTATGTCGTCTCGTAGTTTAATGACTACGAACATACCAGCGTCGTCGACACCGGATTTCCAAACTCTACCATCAGAGTCAGTGTAAGATGGAATAACACTTCCAACTTGTATGTTTGAGTGAGCAAGTTGTACATTTCGGTAACCATCTGCTTTCATGAAGTCGCCAAAAGCATTTTTCAAAGCGCCTCTGGTAATCAAATCTCCTTGCTTGTCTACCATCTCAACAGATGCGTATCCAGCGATTACCAAGTCATTATCAGCCTTGATTAAATTGATGCTACCATTGTGAGTAACCGGAGAGGTTCTCAGCATCGAACTGGCTGTCATCGTTTCTATAGACGACACTCATACTATTTAACTAAGTACGGAAAACAGCAGAGTCATCTGTTATTTCCAAAACACCTTCATCTGTAGGCACAGTCATGTGTTTAGGCTTGTCTTTTGATTCAGTTTCTTCATCTATAGAAGAGTCTTCTTCCATATCTCTAACATCATAATCAGGCATTGTCTTCTTGTCATGTAAATTAGTAGGCCCCATAGGTGATTCTATAGGGGTAGCGTAGTCAATACCTAATCCCTTAGTACCACTACTTGATTGACCTACGGCACCTGCTCCGCTTTTAAGCAACTTCTCTACTAACTGTAAACCCTTGACAAGTACCTTTTCCTTTTCTTGTTTAGCCCACCATTCTGAATCTTTAATCTTCTTAGGAGGTATGAGAGGCTTTCCTTCACCTTCTGTTTCGTGAACCTCAGCCTTATCCTCTTGTTCTTCGGCAGGTGCGGCTATCTGTACATCGGCTTTGAGTAATGCACCAGCGACTGGTGCCCAGTAAGGCCTTTGACTTTCAGACATACGAATCAGATAGCCATTAGATGCCAACGGGCTGTGCGCTGTCCAAGACTGACCTGACTGCGTACACTTGTATACGACATCACCCTGTGGCATGACTACTCTTATACCGCTACCTGCTCTATAGACTTCACACAGCCACTGTGAATCTTCTGCCTTAGCAAGTAGGCTGAGAGTTTCTTGGCTAACAAGTCCTTCGCCCTCGGCTTCTTCTTCAATTTTAGAGCCCGCTACAGTAAACAACTTTTGCCCTTCGGCTGTTTCCGACTCGCCTACATTACTGACATTGACTCTAACATGGTCGCCTTCGTTATACTTTTCATCACTGTCGAAAGCAGCGCCGACATCCATGTAAGTCTCACCGTCAGACTCCACTGCCCTATCACCTAACTCTTCGTCTTTGGTGATTGGACCAGTACCTAATCGATAGGTGTAAGGACCGTTGCCTCTTCTTTCTAATACTCTAAGCACGACATCATTACCCGGACTAAGTAGTACCCACTTAGGGTGGCGTAGTTCACCAGCCATGTAGGTTGACTTGGCATCACGAAGTAGCAACTTCTCATTTTCTTTCTGCAAATCCTCTACTGTAACTTTGAGGCCAGCGTCATCTGTAAGTCTGGTATCACTAGCACTCGGAACATGCACATTCTCAACGCCTTCCAAGCCACCTCTAAGTATTTTGATTCGGTCATCTATTGGTACATCGTGTACTTCTTTGTCGTCATATTTGAGGACATCAAAAATATAGTAGCCCTCTTCGGTCTTGAACACATCTAAGTGATAATCGTTATCAGTTACTTTCTTGAAGTTGCTCTTGTCTTCATCTGACAAAGTAAAGTTAGTCGAAGTAACATCATCATCTTCTTTCTTGACAAAGCCTCTTTCGCCTTCTGGCATAACAGATACTATCCAGTCGCCTGTAAATCCACGCAAATGTTCAAGGTCATCCAATTCAAAAATACGGTGCATAGGTTGTAGGATAGGAACGCCTTTACCTATCTCTTTGCGGATGATGTCAGGATTGGTAAGCGTTGCCAAGTTGACATCGTCTGACTTACCGAGAGTATTAGATTCGTTTCTACCATGTCTAAATTGAGCCGGGTAATGCTCTTCTATGTTGTATTGGTCCCAATTAGTTCCATATAGCACATCTGTCAAACCTGCTCCCCTCCATACAGCCATTGTCGGTTGAACTAACCTTTCTCGTTTAGGTTCAGGTAGTGGGATTATATCTATCTTCCCGTCTTTACCTATCTTATAGTCGAAAGTAACAGGAACATTGTGACCAAACTCCATGCGAAAATGAGGTGAGTTGTAAGTCGAAGCCACTATGTTGTGAGCATTTGGTCCAACTGGTTCTATCGGTTTAGTAACCCGCCCACTCAATCTAGCAGTAACTGCGGCAGGAGCAGCGCCCGGCTCGACAAACGGGTCACTATAAATCAAAGAGTCAAGAGTTTGTTGTGCTCTGTAAGACTTACCAGTGCTTGCGAAATGCTTACCCTTTCTATAAGATTCACCGTATTTTTCAGCGTGTTTATCCTGTAACATTCTTTTGGTATCTTTGTCTAATACTAGACTAGCATTAATCATTTTCGCTTTGAAATTTTTGATATCATTTTGAACTTTATTACGCTTAGGGCCAGTAGACGCTTTACTCTCTAATTCCTGCAAAGCGGCTAATTTTTCTTTGAAGTAGTCATGCACCCTTTCATCAGGATTAACAGCGTGATGTATGTCGAAACCCATCTGATAATTTCTTTCGTCGACACCAGCCTTTTCTGCACCACCCATACCTCTTCTATGTGGCACTAATGCATTTCTTAAATTATTAACCATGGTGATTAAATTACTAGCATCTTCATTGTCGAAGCCTCTAGTCTTTCTCATCTGTTCAAGAGTTGCGCCAAAGTCAACATCTTGCATGTCATAATATTCTTTAGCAAAGTTGCCAATTGTCTGTATGGGCATACTGAAATTCAACAATTCTTCTCTTAACCCTTGTTGCTGTAAATCATTTATGTAGGGAGATATGATGTCTTGATAAAAATGCCTCATAGTTTCCTGAGTGTGGTAATCTTCTGGGTCCATTCCTAACTTTTCAGCCAACCCCCCTAAATATCTATCAAGATTATTGTCACCACCTGCTCTAATAAAATCCTGTATACTAAAGACAACATCACTATTATGAGCAAAATCCTTTGCTTTTTCTGCAATTGGGTTGAAATTTTCATTCATCTCTTTTTCGTCATATTCGTCTCTGGATGTGAGTGAACTCAAGCCGTGTGCTTCTGAGGGGGCTTGATGAAGATAATCGTTTAGCATTCGAGCAAACTGTCTTAGATTACCCTCGATTATATCTGGAGGTAGACTTCTATCAAACAATTCTGGAAACTCAGCGGCTTTTTGCTTGGCTAAGTCTGCATAGGCTTGGTCGTCAGCCTCTAACTTTTCTAGTAACATCTTGGTGCCTTCTGGCATCTTGTCACCAAACATCTTAGGCTCAAGTGTAGGAATCATTGATAACTGTTCTTCCAAATCCATAAGTTTGTTTTCGATTATTTGACTGGCTTCACCCTCTTCTTGAGAGGCGGCGTTTTCTAGTTCCTCTATCTGGCGCTTGAGGTTATCAGCCCTAACTTTGTTAGCACGACTCATGTTAACATAACCTTCACCGTATGTTAACGGTAAGTAAACATCTTCGTTCATAGGTCTATGACCATCGTGAACCTGACCTATTTCTACAGGTGTGCCCGGAGGACCAGCAAGATGTTTATGATGCGCTATCAAAACTGAATCCTTACCAGCATCCTTCTCACGAGCAGCAGGGTCGTGACCGCCCCTGAAAGTAAACGGATTGTGAGTCGCAAAGTGACCTTTTTTACCAACTAACTTTTGCTTTATATTATATTGTTCTTCATCATTTAAGTCATCAACAGCCGCTTCATATTCGTTTATATGTAAGTTAGTGACCGCTGGATTGAGTGACTGAGCGTGTCGAGAAAAGAGATTGTTAGTTCCTATATCTTTATTAGAATGGTTAGCAGAACCAGCAGAATGGATGTTAATTGGTTCTTCGGGGTGTGCAAAATCTACCTGTGCTTTGTCGCTATACTTAGAATCAACAACCTCTATTGGTCTGGGTAAGAACGGCGCAAGTGCGCTTTTGGTATTGAATGCAAGATGGTCTCCTCCATGACTGTCTTCATGTATTCTTCTGTGTTCAAGTTTACCTGTATTAGGATTCTTCATAAAGAACAGGCTTTGCTCATAACCTTTGTTATCCATAGTCACTTGGTCATTAGGATAGCCTTCGTCATAAGGTCCGACTTTTTCTTCTCCAGCCCGCATCTGAGCGAAAGCCTGTTCAAATATGTCTGCCTCCTCTTCCTCTTCACCCTTGATGTCGGTTTTGAAATGATTTTTACCGTGAAGCAATGTAGCCTGATGAAGTAACTCAAACAACAATTGTGGATTCTTATTCAGTCCACCAACCTTGAAAGGAATGCCCCAGTAAGTCGCTAAGGAATCGTTACTCGTTCCACCCTTAGTGTATTCGGGGTCAAAGTCTTCTTCATCTATGTGAGGAGCATAATGTATACTAGCCTCTCTCCTACCTATCTTGCCAGCAAATATATTACGAGTTCGATTTATTCTTTCCCGCATTATTTTGTCAATTTCTTCCTGAGTGAACGGACCTTCTTCTGGGTTCCATCTATCACCATAAAGGGGATGCTGACCGGGAGCATGTAACCTACCGTCTAAATCTACACCTAGCAAAGCCCTCATAGTCTTGAAATCCATTCCTACTTCTTCGCCTAAAAATTGGTCTTTTCGTTTGATGGGTTTGACAAACTGTATACTCCGGTTAACTACTTTGTTCGGGTCGTTGGGGTCGCTTGAAAATTCTTCATTTAAAAAAGGTCTCTGAGTTAAATCTACACTTTCTATGTTTTCCATTTCTTGAAGATATTTTATCGCCCTTTGATAGCCATTTTCTACAGCACCAAACGCTGACATGTTTTCAGTTGGCCCCGGCTCTCTGGCAGCAGAAGGCTCTCTTTCTCTAATTGCTTTAGTATTGAAACCCGGTATGTGAGCCTTACCTACCCAGTGGTCAAAGATAGGTGCAAATCTATTCTGAAAGTTCTGCACTATTCTCGGCACCCAATCGTTACCGCCCCTAAGTTTGAGAGGGTTGTTTTTATTTGTCAAACCAAAACGAGCAATGTGGTCGTATACCTTTTGTCGCTCTTCTGGCGTTGTCCATTCCAAGCCAAGTAGGTAATCAGTAAACTTTAGATTGTCCTTCCAACCTTCTTTGGCTTCCTCCATATGCTTCATAGCAAGTCTGTGATTTATTTCATCATCATCAAATATACCTTGCTCATGCATATCTTGAGTTATCAGACTAACCAAAGAGTCGTTATTTCTTTTCCAATCATCAAAGTGCCTTTCATAGATATCGTGATTAGTCATATCGTCGGCCAACTCCCCATAGTTAGCGGTGTTCCTCAGAAAAGCCGAAGGGTTGTATTCAGCATCTCCACTTTGTGAGTGCTTTCTATGAAAATGATTCGTGATATCAGCATGGTCACGACTAACACTTTGACCGGGTGTATCACCCACATAATAATTAGCCACATGGTCAACCATTCTGTCGCCGTGTAATGGAAACAGGCTTGAGCCAAAATAATCAATATCGTGATGAGAATCACTGTTTGGGTCACCCGGATTCATTTGGATATTAGCACCAGTAAAGGGTTGACCCGGCTCAGGTGTGACGACTCTCGAAGGTTGTAAAGAAGGGTTCTGTGCTATTTCGCTACCAGACATAAACTGCTCTTGAAACCAATCATGGTCTTCTTTTAAAATAATATTCGCCATTTTAAGCAATGTATCGTCTTGATTGTTCAAATCATAGCCGTGTCTTTGTAAGTTAAGACTAGCAAAGTAGTATTCGGCAGCAGCGTCTGCTTTGCCTATACCATCGTAAATAGATTCTATGAAGGTAAACTTAGCCCTGTCAAAGGTATCGTAGTGACCTTCTATCATCCATACCACCAGCCGTTCAATTTAGACGGCTGGATAGTCGGTCAATAGACTTCTTCAATTCTGTTAAGGTCGGACCGTCACCACCTTTGAAGTTTTCAAGAGCCCCTGTTGTACTGAAAGCAGTCGGGTAGTAAGGTGAAGTTCTTGTCAAGACATCGCTGCTTTCTGATATTGCGCCTTTGTTAGCAACATCTTCTACCCCGTCAAGTAATACATTGTTTGTGTTGTAAAATGCGTTAGGTACACCAGACGGTTGTGCCTCGAATCGAGCGTAGCCTTCTTTTGAGCCTTCTTTTTGTCCAGAATAATTAGGCTCTGCTTTAGCAATGCGCTCTTCTAACTTCTTTGCCTCTTTTAGCAATCTGTCAACTTCTGGCTCTCTAGGTTCAAATCTAGGTCTCATCTTAATCCATTCCTAATTCATTTCCAATTGCACCTTCTGACTTTGCTTGGTCAGCAAGTGCGTGTATATCTGCCCAATCCATGCTGTGGAAGTCAGCGTTGGTTTTGGGTATGCTCAAAGGCTCTCCGTTGTCTCCTTTCAGAAGTACATCGTCAGCATCTCCTCTAAAGGTGTCAGGCATGACATCCTCTGGCATACGATTTCTAGCGGATACAAATCCAGCCTTTCTCAAAAGACTTGCTGGATTGGTAAGTGCTTTCTTCAATTCTGCGTTTTCTGCTTTCAACATCTGCAAACCTGCATCCATGCTTTCCATCTTAGTGATGAGAGCACCCATGAGTTTCTCAGCAACATTCTCCCCCTCGTCGCTCATTTACTCACCTCAAAGTGTACGGTTTGATAGTCTGCGGTTGATATTTCCAAAGCGAGAAGTTCTGATTGTTCCCGGCAAAACATTTGCTTCTGCCTTGTGAACAGTCTCAACTTCTGACATTTTCATAATAGGTACTCCACCAGCGTAGATATCATTGACTCCTTGAATGGAATCGTCTTGCTTCATTACAGCAGACTCAACATCACTGCTTAGGTAATCTGCATATTTCACAATTTCATTGATGTGATTTCTTGCAGAAAAGCCATCATTCTCGTCTAACGCTTTGTAAAATGCGTCTACATGATTACGCATTTTTCTAGCCATTGGGTCCAATTTTCTCAGGTCCATGCTCATCTCCACTACCTTCCTTGACTTTAAACTTCCTAAGCCCCTCTAGGGTTGCGAGCATTGATTATACTTTGACTCGCTTGCTGAACTCCACTAGGTTGAGGGCCTCTTTGCTGAACACTTGACATCGGTGAACCTGCACCCATACTAGTTCTGTTTTGAGGGCTTGCAGGGCCTCTATTTCTCAGACCTGCACCTTCTCCACCCGGTTGCCCCATACCCATCTGCGCTTGTCTGCCAAGCATAGCCGCACCTTGTGGACTAATGTTTCGACTTGGTAAAGCACCCGGTGTACCCATGCCGCCGCCCATCTGCATACCACCCATAGGCATACCGCCCGGAGGCATACCGCCCGGAGGAGGTGGTTGTTGAGCAGGGTCATTCGGGTCTGGTTGCTTGTAAATGAACCGGATGTCACGGTTAGCATCTTCCTTGAGTTCAGGTTTGTAACCCATCATCATCATTCTTTGTGCAATGTTAACTTCCATTTCGTCACGGCGTAGTCGAGTAACTTCATCCTCTTCTTCATTCGGATATAGTGTAAGTTGCCAATCACTGACATCCATTTGTTCTACTAGCATTGGGAATAGATGGTCAGTGTATACCTTGTGACCAAATTCAACCGCCCTGTTGGTCACCAGTATCTGCATACCTTCATTATTCAGTCCACCAGATTTACCAGTGTCCATCATAAATACATTAGATACACCATAGAAAGCAGCGATTCTTTGTCGCATCTCATCTCTGGCTGCAATATACTGCATCTCTTCAAGGCTATCCATCAACTTAACCCAGTTGATACCACCTCTACCGCTACCAGATTCAATACCAATCTTAGGTATGTAATGCGGGTCACGCTCTAACTTTTCATCAGTTGACTTGAAAAATGACTTCATCGATTCAAGGTTGTCAGTAGTAACGCTCAATATACCTCTTGGTATTCTGCGCTTTGAGTAAGCAGTGTACATGTAGTTGTCCATCGCTGTCAAAGTCATAGCCTGTCGCCAAAGAGTAGATACAGGGCTTCGGCCATACAATTTGCTAGGATTGTATTTACTTACATGTATGACTTCTCCCTTAAGATAGTACTGTGTCTTACCAGAACCTGCTGTATTGACATGATGTACATCTTCTAATTCATGACCACATACACCACAACTCTTTTCT